CTTATGCAGAGCCAGTTTGTTATGGTGAAAACCTACCCCCATCATGGAAAGGACAATTTAGAACAAGACAAAAAACTGTTGCTGGATTTCCAGAACTTATTGGAAAAGAATTACAAAAATGGGCTGATGATGAATATGAAAAAATTAAACGGAGGTTATAGTGGCTGCTACAGATTTAAATACAGTTAGATCCACAATAGAGGCTAGGTTAGCCACAGAGCTTGCTTCAAGTCCAGCTATTCCTGTTGTATTTAATAACATGACCTTTGATTCAACAGCAGAAGATACTTTTGTTCAGTGTGTTACAAGCTTTGGAAACAACTCATACTTAACTCAGGGAGGATCAAGTAATTCTGATAACCAGATTGATGGTCTTGTTTTGTTGAATGTATTTACAGAAGAAGGTCTTGGAGCAGGGTCTAACTTTACAATTTGCAAAAGACTTAGGGACTTATACAATAGAATTACAGTATCAAGTGTTATTTTTGATGCACCTATTGGCCCTGAGATTCTTACCTCAAGTCCAGAAGGTAAGTTTCAAACTCAAATCAGAGTAACATTTACAATTTACGAGGATCTTTAATTATGCCAAAGCTTGTTATCACAGAAGAAATGCTTGACGCTATCGAAGCTGTCAAAGGTGTAAGAGATCCAAACTATTGGGATCCTAATTGCAAAAGATATATGGAGAGTCAACAAAAATCTAAAAAAGATGTAAAAACTTCCGAAAAGAGTTAATATATTTATAAATCTTTCTTTTTTTTGTCATGGCAGCTATCAGAGGTGATGTAGGCAAGATCATGTTTCATAATGCGGCTGGAACTGAAGCCGATATTGCTGGGACTAGATCATGGTCATTATCAGTTTCAAAGGATACTTTAGAAACTACAGTTCAAGGAAATACCTCAAAGACTTTTATTGGTGGTCTTATTTCTGGTGAAGGATCAGCAGAATTGATTTATGACAATGCTGGTAACTCTGATTATCTATCTTTTGTTGAGGATATATTAACAACAGGTGATGCTGGTGACGCACTATTTGAATTATTCCCTGATAGTTCAGCTAGTTCTAAAAAGTTAGCCTTTTCTGGAATCATTACAAGTGCTGAGTATGGTGCAACACTAGGAGAAACTCAGTTGATAAACATTTCATTCCAGACAACAGGTGCAATAACCTCTGACATATAGTAAATTAAAAATACTTCGCATTTAATTTATGGCAGAAAAAAGAACCCTCGACCTTTTAAAGGCAGCTTTTGACCTTTCCAAAAGGCGTAAATTTGACGTTAAAGATGATAACGGCAAAACAGTATGCAGTTTATATTTCAAGGCTATTACAAGGGCAGATAGAGCCAGAGCAACGCAAAGGGCTGGCAGTGATGATCCCTTAGTTGTTTCTACACATATGCTTTGTCAGTTGGCAGAAAATGAAGATGGATCTAAAGCATTTAATCCAGCAGAGTTTGGTAATTTACAAAATGAAATACCAGAAAATGTATTGAATGAGATTGAATTATTTTTATTTGGTGTAAATCAAAACGCAACTATTGATAACGTAAAGGAATCTTAAGGGGGGACAACTGGTTAAATTTTGAGTTTTTCCTTGCAACAGAATTAGGTAAGACAATAAGTGAATTAAGATCACAACTCACTGAAGAAGAGTTGATATTTTTTGCTGGATATTATGAATTAAAATATGAAAGAGAAAAGAAAGAGGCAGATGCAATCAAACGCAAATCAAGATATAGTTAAAGGAGTTATTGTTTAGTCGTGGCAGTTTCAAACGTAGAACTAAGAGTTGGAGCTACGCAAGCCATAACTGCTTTAAAGAATGTAAATACTCAGGCACAAAAATTTAATCAAACTGTAAACGGAACAAATAGCAAACTAAAAGATGCTAATAAAACTTTACCCATATTAGGAAAAGGATTTTTTGGTGCTGGTGCTGGTGCTAAAGGGGCGGCTGTAGGTTTTAGGGCTGCTGGGGCTGCGTTGGCAACAGCTTTAGGGCCACTTACTGCTGGTCTTACTTTAGTTGCTGCGTTAGGAAAAACATTTCAAAATTTAGCGGCTCAAGACTTTGCTATTGCAAGAGTTAGGACTCTTGGAGTAAATGTAGAAGCTCTTAGACCACAACTGGCCAGCTTATCAAATGAACTAAGTGGTCAGGTCTCACAGCTTTCACTATTAGAGGCATCTTATGACCTAGCATCTGCTGGCTTTGCTGAAACTGCTGAGATTACAAATATTTTAAAAGCTGCCCAGTTAGGTGCTACTGGTGGATTTTCTGATTTGCAAACTGTTACTGATGAAACCACATCTGTTTTAAA